CCGCCGCCGCCGCCACCACCGGCCTGCGCGTTCAGCGTATTCCGTGCTGCGAGGCCCGTACCTCCGGTAGCACCAACTGCGCCTGTGACCGCATTGAAGTCATCGTTGATGGATCCGCCCGCTTGGATAGTCAGCGTCCCTCTTACAAAGATGCGGAAACCAGTAGGCTTAAGAGTGCCGGTGCCTGTGATGGTGAGGTTGTTGTAGTAGGTTTCCCTGCTGAGCGTGGTTAGCACAGCGAGGACAGCATCGCCATCCATGCCATCGCCAAACAAGCCATCAACCGTGGGAGTATACGCGCTGCCGCCACCACCGCTAAGCGGTGTAGGAAGCACTTGAGAGCTGCCCATGCTGCCTCCTAGCGGACGATGTCGAAGTAGACTTCGTATTGGAAGACGTTGTCTGCACCAGCATCCGGGGAGGGCTGAAGGTACAGCTTCCCTGTGGAGTCCGTGAAGACGTAGACCTCAGCAACCACATCGAACAAGTCGGCTACCGCAGTTGCAGTACCCACGAACTCCTGGTCGATGCTGCCGTTCGCCGCACCGCTCACCTTGAAGATGCGCGGCGTGAAGTTGGCACCAGCACCAGCCGTCCGCTTGAGCTTGACGCGCTTGATGACGATCTTGGTGAGCCGGTCAGACACGACCAGGTCAGTCTGGGTAGTCGCCCCAGACACACCCGTCGTGCCCGTCAGCCGAGAGACGGGCTGAGGGGCGACGGCACTCATTAGGCCACCCGAACGAGCGTCACGACCACGGCGAACTCAGCGTTGCCACCAAGCTTGGTGACGGTGAGGGTCGCACTCACCCCAGCGTTGAACGTGCTGTAGGTGTCGTCCACCAGCGTGGTGTTGACGACGGTGCCGCGCGGCTGCGTAGCAAAACTCATCACGCTCGACACGGCGTTCGCACCGTTCTTGAGGACGACCGTGTTGGTGAACGCGCCCGTCGCAGCGGTGATCTTCTGCGCCACCACGCCAATGATGCGGCACTTGAACGGGAGCACGTAGGTCGTGTCGCCCGCAGCGTCAGCCGTGTTGAGGATGACGACGAGCGGCATCACCGGAGCCGACGTTCCGCTAGGGGCGACGGGCGTGGTGTTCGCGACGATGGCCCCGTCGAAGGCGTTGGCCTCCAGCTTGGGGGCAGTGACTTCACCGTTGTGAATGAACTGGCGACGGATGTAGGGCATGAGTCCTCTCTTTCAACCCCGCCACAGCCTGCGCTGCTAGCCCTCCAAGGTGGTCGGACCATCCGACTCCTCACGCTAGACCGGGGTCGCAAAAACCTACCACTTATTGTCAAGTCGCGCTACTTGACCAAAGAGCTTGGGGAAGAAGAAGTAGATGGCCCGTAGACCAGAGCCTCAAGGCATCATCGACGGAGCCGCTGTTCGCGCAGCCATGCAGCGTGACCGCTTCGTGCAGATCTGCCGCATCGTCCGCGAGAACGAAACCATCGGGTGCCTAGAGATTACGCCCAACCAGAGGCTCGTCCTGCAAGCGTGCATGGACCACCGCTGGGTCATGGTGAAGAAGTATCGGCAGGCCAAGATCACCACGCTGATGATCCTCGACCTCCTTGGTCAGTGCATGTACTCCCCAGGTGTGCAGGGCGTGCTCATCGCAGAGAAGTACGACACGGCTGAGACTGCGTGGGGCCGTGCTCGATACGCCTACGACTACCTGCCCGACGCCATCAAGATCCCCTCGCGCTCTGGTCGCGACCCTGCCAAGCGCGAGCTGGAGTTTACGCACGGTGGCCGCATCAAAGCCATCACCGCTGCGACCGGTACGCCCGCCATCGGCAACTCTCCCGACCGTGTCGTCATCACGGAGTACGACGAGTTCCCCGACCAGGACAACTTCAACGAGCACTTCTTTCCATCGGTCGCAAAGCGTGAGAACGCTCGCGTGGTGATGGAGTCTACGCCGGGACGACAGGGCACCACCTCGCATACGATGTGGCTCAAGGCTCTGGAGGGCAAGAGCCAGTTCCACCCCATCTTCCTCAAGTGGTGGCTGGACGACTCCTGCACGCGACACGACTCCAGCTTTGTCCCCGACAACGAGGAGCTACGTCTTATCGACAAGCTCCCCGGCATCACGCACGCCCACCTCGCGTTCCGTCGCCAGCGGCTCGATACCGAGTTCGTGGGTGACGACCGGCGGTTTAGGCACAAGTACCCCTACGGGGAGTACGACGGGTGGACGACCGACGAGGGGAACATCCTCCCGCCAGAAGCACTGCTGGTCATGCTCCCGCTTGCGACCCCGGTCAACGACGCGGAGGAGTACACCTTTGAGCCTCGCGAGCCAGGGTGCCCGTACCTCATGACGGTGGACCCCGCTGGCTACGGTGACAACGGTGACCCGTCAGCCATCACCATCTGGAACTGCTGGGACCATAGCGAGGCGTTCTGCTGGTCGGGCCGCGAAGATCCGGGCCGTCTCGCCAACCGCATCATGCGCCTCCAGTCTCAGTGGGACTGCGACGTAGTGGTCGAGAGCAACGCTCCTGCGTGCGTACAAGCCCTTGTCGGCATGCGCTGCCCGAAGCTCTACCACACCAGCGCGAGCCACCCCGGCTTCTACACGACCAGCGTAGGGAAGAGTGCCGCCATCGTCACCTTGGTCGAGATGCTCCGCGCCGACGAGATCGTGATCCGCAGCAAGCCTACCGTCCACCAGCTTCTCCAGTGGGATGGCGAGAGCCGCAAGCGTGGTCGTGGCGAGCACGGCAAGCACCACTTCGACCGTGCAATGACGGTGCTAATGGCTGCGGCGATGTTCCGCAAGCGCGGTTACGGGCTGCGTCCAGCAGGTACTCGACCCGCTAAGCAGATGAAGGCAGGCCAGACCGCCGTTATGAGCGCGGTAGACCTCGACGCATACTTCAAGCAGACTCGTCGCAAGACGCTAGGGATACACCCATGAAGGCAACTGAGTATCTCCCGACCATCCAGCGACACATCCAAGTCTTTCAGAGCACCGAGAAGCTCGCCTTCGACCGTCTCCTGCGGTTCTACCAGGGCAAGTTCTACTCGGACAAAGAGGGTGGCGGTCCCAGCGAGAGCGAGCTGATTACGACCAGCATCAATCTCACGTTCGCCATCGTTGAGACTGCGGTCAGCACGATGACCCCGCGCAACCCGCAGGTAACTGCGATGCTCCGCGCCATGTCCCCCGACGACAGCGTGCGTGGCCTTGAGGGTGTCGTCAACCTCGCTCTCGACTCAGCCGACTACTACTCTGAACTGACGATGCTCATTCAGGATGCAGTCCTGTACGGTCGCGCCGTTGTGAAGACGACATGGGATGCAGAGTCTGACCTCCCGATGGCAAGGGTCTGCGATATGCGCGGCGTCTTCTACGACCTCGCGGCTAAGCGTCCGTCCGACATCCGCTACTGGATTGAGACGACGCTGCTCAGCGAGGACCAGTTCCGCGAGCGTGTAGCCAGCGGCATGTACGCACCGTGGGCCAACAGCGTCCAAGGTGACTCGTACCCGAAATGGCTCATGCAGGACACGGGCACCAGCGTCAGCAGGCAAGACCTCAAGAACTTCCAGCCGTGGATCACGGTGTACGAAGTCTACGATGTCGAGTCTGGTCGCGTCGTCCACATCCATCCGGACAACCCGCAGCCTCTCATGGAGGATGCGCTCGTCTACGTGCCGTTCAGCCTGCTCACGCTGAACAGCAACGGGGAGGACTGTCGTGGCCTCAGCGAGATCTCGCTCATCTCCGACAACCAGGAGGAGTTGAACCACATCCGCACCTACCTCCTCAACATCGCACGCTTGAGCATCCCGAAGGTCGCCTACGACTCGACGGCTGCACAGAGCGAGGACATGGCGATGGCGCAGGAGGCACCGGTCGGTTCGTTGACCGGCATCCGCACGACCAACGGTCAGCCGCTCTCGACGGTGTTTCACCCCTGGCCGATGCCTGAGCCCCCGGCTGCGCTCTTTGAGATGGCGTCCTCGCTGGAGAAGAGCATCGCTACGGTGTCTGCGCTTGCCGACGCTCAGCGTGGACAGGTCACAGGCGCACGTACCGCGACGGAGCTTGCTCTGGTCGAGGGCCAGCTTCGCAACCGGCTTGCCTCTCGCCAGCGGCGCATCGACACGGTCACCATCGACGTAGCGCAGAAGATGGCGTTGCTCGTTGCCAAGTACATGCAGACCGAAAAGGTCGTGCAGCTCACCGGCTATGGCGAGCCGAAGACGGTCTACCCGCAGACCCTCGACGGTGTGAAGGCTCAGTTCAAGGTCGTGCCGTACTCCCCGATGGAGAGCAACCGCGCTGTCCTTCAGGAGCAGTTCAAGGCTGCGATGCAGTTCCTCATGTCGAACCCCATGATTGACCAGGTCGAGGTTACCAAGCAGTTCCTTGAGGTCTTCGCTCTAAGCCCGCGCCTGTTCAAGGGACCGCCCCCGCCCATGATGCCGCCTGAAGTAATGGCGGGTCAGACCGCGAACGCTGCAACCGGTATTGCTGCCGCGCCTCCGCTGGACGAGGCTGCGATGGCGCAAGCTGCCGGGATGGGCACGACCGAAGCATCGAACATGCCGCCCGTTCAGGCCGCAATGGCTGAGCGTGCGGCTCAACCCGTCACCTCTCAGGAGACGCTTGCATGAGTTTCGTGACCCATGATCTCCACTGCACCGATGACCATTGGGAGAGCGACGTAGTGTACCGTCGCAACGATGGACCCACTCCCTGCCCTGAGTGCGGTGGATCCCGCGTAGCTGGGTGGCTCCCAGTCGATGTCCGAACGGTCAACTACACCACGCAGATGTGGAAGCCGTTGAAGCACGACGGTGTGACCTACGAGTCTCGCGAGGACTGGACTGCCTACAAGGCGGCAGTTGAGCGCAACACGGGCCAGAAGATCGTGGAAACGACCAACAGCGATAAGCATGTGCGTGCAGACGAGTTCCGGCATCGTGCCTGGGCGACTCGGCAGGCGCATGGTCTTGACTCCACTCAGTGGCGCGAGATCGTAGGTGAACGTCAACGTGGGTACGACCCGCTTTCAGGGAGGACTATTCGT